TACGTCAGCTTATTGACGCTGGAACATTGGCTAACTTACCAGCAGGATTTAAAGCGCGTGGCGCCCGTATTCGAAACGATGACGACCCGTTGCAGCCAGGAGAGTTTAGAGACATTGATGTTGTGGGTGGAGACTTGCGTGGTTCTCTTATGCCACTGCCGTTTAAAGAGCCGTCAGGCACCCTTTACAATCTTTTAGGTACTTTGGTTGATGCTGGACGTAGGTTTGCTTCTATGGCTGACTTAAAAATAGGTGAGATGGGTGGTGAGACACCTGTTGGCACAACAATGGCTATTATGGAGCGCGGTACAAAGGTTATGTCTGCGATTCACAAAAGATTACACTACTCACAAAAAATTGAATTTAAATTACTAGCTAAAATATTTGGTGAAGGCTTGCAGCCTTATCCTTATGCTCCGTCTATGGAGGTTGGTCCAGAAATTAAAGCACAAGATTTTGATAGACGTGTAGATGTTTTACCAGCTAGTGATCCTAATATATTTTCTATGTCACAAAGAATTGCATTGGCTCAAAGTGAATTGCAGTTAGTGCAATCAAATCCAGAAATACATGGTGGACCACAAGGATTGTATCAAGCATACAGAAAAATGTATGAGGCTTTAGGTGTAACTAATATCGAGGCAATATTACCGCCTCCACCACCTCCTCCTCCCCCTGTTAATGCTGCAAAAGAAAATCAAAACGCTCTTATGGGACAAGCATTGCAAGCTTTTCCAGAGCAGGATCATCAAGCACATATAGAAACTCATTTAGCTGTTATGGCTACATCTGCGGTACAAATGAACCCAAATGCTGTTATGGCTCTTCAGGGACATATTCAAGAACACATTGGCCTTATGTCAGAGGGACAAGCTCAAGCACAAGTTATGCAAAGCATTCCACCTGAGATACAGCAAGATCCACAACAAATGGAAATGATGATGCAGCAAATCAAACCACAGATTGATAAGATTGCAGCTCAAATTATTGCAGACACCACAGAGCAATTAGCTCAAGCTGTAACTCCACCACCTCAAGAAGATCCTTTGGTGGCAATTAGACAACAAGAATTGCAAATAAAAGCTAATGATTTGCAACGAAAAGAGTCTGAGTTTGATGTAAGGCAAAAGCTAGAGAAAGAAAAAGAACGTAATGATACTCTTATAGCCCAACAACGTATTGATGTTTCAGAAGAAGCGTTGAAGGACAAAACTAGAATTGCAGAAGATCGTATTCAAACTCAAAGAGACATTGCTGAATTTAACGCTAGACAAAAAGGAATGAATTAATGGGTTCTGTAAGAGATAAAATTATTGCACAAATAAGGGCAGCAAAAAGAGGTGTTGAAAATGCCGTTGAAAAAGGGGTCGAGTCAGCAAACGATACAATTCAACGTGTCCAAGCTGATATCGGAGGGTTATCCTCAAAAGCAAGCAGTAGCGATAGCGTTGAGCCAAAAAAAGAAATCAAAAAAGCAAAGCCCAAAGCAAAAGCGAAAAAAAGTACAAAAAAAAGCGCTGGGCGGAGCAATAAAAAAGATTAGTCCAATATCAAGACCCCAGAGGTTTAAAGGTATTTTATAATTTTGTGGTAATATTACTTGTATTTCCCTAAAGATCCTATATTTTGTCTTTAGGAGGTACTATGGAAGCTATAAGTTTAGCAGACTATCTACTAAAAAGTATTCGTGAGCGCGATGGTAGATTGAAAGATAAGCTTGCGGACAATTCGATTAAATCATTTGAAGAATATCGGTACGTTGTAGGCGAAGTACGCGGAATGGCCTACGTTGAAGACGAAATTAAAACCGCGATGAAAGGTATAGAGCTTGACGATGACTAACAAAAAATTATTCGTCCCAGAACACGTTGCAAGAGCAGCGGCAAAAGACAAAAAAGTTTCTTCAGAACTACCAAAGCCTTTAGAAACAGCATTTGGTAAGAAGAAAGAAAAAAGTAAAAATGAAAGTGACCCCTCTAATTTAGAGCCATCTGCCCTGGAAAGACTTCCACAGCCTACTGGTTATAGGGTTTTGATTATTCCTTACTATCCCAGCGCAAAAACAAAAGGAGGAATTATTGTTCCTGATGCGATTAGGGAAAAGGAAAGTTTTGCAACAGTATCTGCTTATGTCGTTAAATTAGGACCTGATGCTTATAAGGATGCCCAAAAGTTCCCAAGTGGTTCTTGGTGTTCTGAAAAGTCATGGGTTCTTATAGGAAGATATAGTGGAAATAGGTTTAAAGTGGACGGACTTGAGGTTCGTATCATAAATGACGACAATATTATTGCAACAATACTTGACCCCACAGACATTTCATATGTATAAAGAACAGGAGAGCAGGAAAAATGGCTATGAATGAAGAAGTTCGTGAAGAAGAAATTAAAGAAGATGGCTCATCTATTGTTGAAATAGAAGAAGAAACAACTTCAGACGAGGTTGAGGCATCTACTGAGGAAAAAGAAGAAACCCGAACAAATGTTCGTGATGATTCTAAAGCTTCAGATGGAGATGAGGAACTAGCGTCTTTTAGTGACAATGTTCAGCGTCGAATAAATCAATTAACCGCCAAGCGTAAGCAAGCTTCAGAAGAAGCTCAAGCTGCCTATCAGTACGCCCAACAAAAAGAATCAGAAAATCAAAAATTAAAACAAAGGTTGGGGCAACTAGATAAAGGTTATATGAGTGAGTACGAAGGTCGTGTTGTTTCTCAAGAAACTCAGGCAAAACGTGCTTATGCAGATGCACATGAGTCTGGAGATGTTGAAAAAATGGCAGAGGCTCAATCTGCTATTTCTCAAATAGCAATAGAGAAAGAAAGATTAAGAATTCAAAAAGCTCGTGCTGCTACTAATCAGCAACAACAACAGCAACAACAGCAGTTTCAGGCGCAACAAGCTCAACAAGCGCAGCAGCCTCCTGTAAATCAAGCACAAGAAGATCCAAAGCTTAAAGATTGGTTATCTAAGAACGAATGGTTTGGAAAAGATCGTGTTATGACTCGTGCTGCTCAAGCAATACATGAACAGTTAGTTTTAGAAGAAGCATTTGATCCATCAAGTCAGGAATATTATTCTGAGATTGATAAGAGATTACGTGTTGAAATTCCAAATAAATTTACAAAGGATGATAAAAAAAACGCTCAAGCTATCACTCCTTCGTCTGGTAACGGACGGTCTTTAAAAAGTGGGCGGAAAAAGTCGGTTGAATTAACACCGGGTCAAGTCGCATTTGCTAAGAAAATGAGGATTCCTCTTGATACATATGCAAAAGAAGTGGCTAAATTAGAAAATAGGAGAGACTAATGGCAGATAGGACAGCACGCGATACAACAACGCGGGAGAGTACACAAAGACCTCAAACATGGCGTCCAGGATCAGCCTTGGAAGCTCCAGAACCACCAATCGGTTATCAACACCGTTGGATACGCGAATCCGTAATGGAATTCGACGATAAGACTAACGTTCATAAAAAACGGCAAGAAGGATGGGACCTTGTTCGCGCAGAGGATTACCCAGATTATGTAGGACCAATAGTAGATGAGGGAAGAAACGCTGGCATTATAGGTGTTGGTGGTCTTGTTCTCGCTCGTATCCCCGTCGAAATGGCAGAGCAGCGGAATAGGCACTATCAAGGTGTCTCTCAACAACAAATGGAAGCAGTGGATCGTGATTGGATGCGTGAAAACAATCCAGCCATGCCGAAACTTGCTCCACAACGTAAATCATCTGTAAGCTTCGGCACAGTCCGAAATACAGCGAAAAACTCTGAAGGAGAGTAAAAATGGCAAATCAAGATGCTGCTTTCGGTTTACGTCCTATTGGTCGAATAGGGGGAACCCCTTTCACTGGTGGACAAAACCGATACAGAATCGCCGCAAACTACGGTACATCTATCTTCCAAGGTGACATGGTAGCCCAAGTCACTGGTGGTGGTGTAGAAATACACGCCGATGGCGGAACAGTACCTATTGTTGGTGTGTTCAACGGTTGCACTTACACAGATCCTACATCTGGTGATGTAACATTTAGTAACTATTACCCTGCAAGCACTAATGCTTCTGATATCATTGCTTTTATCATTGATGACCCTATGGTTGTTTTTGAAATTCAAGCAGATGCGGCATTCCCAATTGCAGATTTGTTGGGTAATTTTGATGTCGTATATACAAGTGCTGGGAGTACCGTAACAGGTATATCTGGTTCTGAATTGAAAGTGACTGATGGAGGAACAGCAACTACGCTACCTCTAAAAGCCATTGATATTTCTCAAGATCCTGAGAATAGCGACGTAGCCACAGCTAACACTAACGTGAAAGTTGTTATCGGTAACCATATATTCGGCGTCAAAGGCGCTGGGTTAGCATAAGGAGATTGAGTTATGGCTATATCACGTTCACAACTCGTAAAAGAGCTAGAGCCGGGCCTCAATGCCTTGTTCGGAATGGAGTATGCTCGTTATGAAGGCGAACACGCTGAAATCTTTGATACAGAATCCTCGGATCGAGCTTTCGAAGAAGAAGTGATGTTAGTTGGATTTGGCAACGCTCCAACAAAAACTGAAGGAGCTGGAGTCGATTTTGATGACGCTAACGAAGCATACACTGCCCGTTATTCGCATGAAACCGTCGCTTTGGCTTTTGCATTAACTGAAGAAGCAATTGAAGACAATCTATATGATCGTCTTGGCGCACGCTATACAAAGGCTCTTGCCCGATCTATGGCTCACACTAAGCAGGTTAAAGCTGCTGCTGTGCTGAACAATGCGTTTAATGCAAGCTTCACTGGTGGAGATGGTGTAGAACTTTGTTCTGCGGTGCATCCACTTGGTGCAGGTGGTACATTTGCAAACGAACCATCAACTGCAGCTGATCTTAACGAAACATCGTTAGAAAATGCTTTGATTGATATTTCAACTTTTGTAGATGAAAGAAATATGATTATTGCCCTTCGTGGAGCAAAAATGATAATTCCACCTCAGTTGCAATTCATTGCAGATCGTTTGCTAGAATCAACTTTACGTCCTGGCACTGCTGATAATGATATTAACGCAACAAAGAATATGGGAATGGTTCCAGAGGGTTACACAGTTAACCACTTCTTAACAGACCCTGATGCGTTCTTTATCAAAACAGATGCTCCAAATGGATTTAAACATTTTGAGCGTTCACCCATGCGTACAAACATGGAAGCTGACTTCGATACAGGTAACATGAGATTTAAAGCTCGTGAGCGTTACTCGTTCGGATTTAGTGATCCTCGTTGTGTATATGGGTCACCAGGAGCTTAATTGCTCTAGTATATTAATTAAAAGAGGCGGCTTTGGTCGCCTTTTTTTGTAACTTTAATAAGGAGAAGATAATGGATTGGATTAAAGGAAGATTAAAAGAGCCTTCAAGCTATGGAGCTGCGGCTGTCGTTGGTGTTGGTCTGGGCATCCTACTAACACTGCCAATATTAACTTGGGCAGGTATTATATGCGCTATATTCGGATTGGTTCTTAAAGAAAAATCAAGTGAATAAAATAACCTTTCTTTTTACAGAAAGGTAGTGTAATCTAAACATACCTTGACAGTTGCATTCCGCAACTGACATTTGCCAAGACAAGGAGATAAAAATGGCTAATACAACTTTCTCAGGACCAGTGCGTTCTGAAAACGGTTTTGAAACCGTATCTAAAGATGCGACCACTGGTGCAATTACAATTACCAGTGGCTCAAAAATGGGAACTGAAGCTGCAGGTGGTGCTGGTATTGAAGGAACCGCTGCTGTTTACATTACTCAAGTAGAGCGTCTTAAAAGCGATACTACAACAAACGTCAATATCGTAAAAACAACTATTATGATGGATCTTACTGGTTTGCGTTCAACTGCGGCTGGAGATATCATTGGTAAAGATGGTTCTGGCGTTGCTTACATTGGTCGCGTTACAACTGCAAACCAAGGTACGGTATTTGGCGTAACTATGATGTGTCTTGAAACTCCAGCAGGTGGTGATCCAGACATTAATTTACATTCTGCTACTGAAGCTACAGGTGTTGAAGATACGCCTATTTCTGATTTAACTGAGACTTTGATTATTAACTCAGGTGATTTAGCAGCAGGTAGTTTAGTTGCTGGTGGCGATATCGCAGCAGATCAATATCTTTATTTAACTGCGGGTGCAGCAACAGATGCCACTTATACAGCGGGTAGATTACTTATTACAATCACTGGTTATGATGTTGCTTCTTAACCTAAAATAAGGAGTAATTAATATGGCTGATGCTGTAGCGACTCAAACGCTTCAAGATGGCGCAAAAATGCTTGTTCAGAAATTTACTAATATTTCTGATGGAACAGGTGAAAGTGCTGTTGTTAAAGTAGATGTTAGTGGTTTAGCCTCTAATTCTAACGGTCAAGCGTGTACTGGTGTTACAATCGAAAAAATTTGGTGGCAGTGCATTGGAATGAAAGTTCGTATCCTATTTGATGCAACTACCGATGTAATGGCTATTGAGCTTGGTGAAAACCAAAGTGGTAATCAGGATTATACTAATTTTGGAGGTTTGACAAATAATTCAGGCTCTGGAAAAACAGGAGATGTTTCGTTTACTACTGTAGGTCATAGTAGCGGAGACACTTATACAATTATTATGTCAATGCGGAAAGATTATGGCTAAACGCCCTGATAAAATGCCAAAGCGCAATAAGAAAAATTTCCGTCCCACAAAGTCTGGGGCGGGAATGACTAAAGCTGGAGTTAAATCTTATAGGAGAAAAAACCCTGGCAGTAAATTAAAAACTGCTGTTACAGGTAAAGTAAAGCCAGGCAGTAAAGATGCAAAAAGACGTAAGTCATATTGCGCTAGATCTGCTGGACAAATGAAAAAGTTTCCAAAGGCGGCTAAAGATCCAAACAGCCGTTTGCGTCAAGCTCGTAAAAGATGGAAGTGTTAAATGGCAATAAGTCGTAGTACAATGAAAAAACAAGTTACTAAACCACCTCAAAAAAAAGATGATATGCCTAGAGGTTTAACTTATTTTAGAAAAGGTGGAGCTGCCTCAAAAAAATCTAAAGGTAGTAAAATATGCCCTTCTGGAAAAGCATGGGCCAAAAGAACATTTGATACATATCCAAGCGCTTATGCAAATATGGCAGCCTCTAAATACTGCAAAGACCCTAATTACGCAAAAGGCGCAAAGGGTAAGAAAAAGAAGAAAAGCTAATGGGTGCGCTTAAAGATTGGGTAAATCAAGATTGGGTTCGCGTCGGCACTGACGGAAAGATAAAAGGTAAGTGTGGCACTTCTAAAGATAAAAAGAACCCAGATCGTTGTTTGCCTCGGAGTAAAGCGCAAAGTTTATCTAAAGAAGAACGTGCATCCACCGCTAAAAAGAAAAAACGTGAAGGATCAAAAGGTAAAACTGTGGTTTCCAACACTAAAAAAGCAAAAGTTAGCAATATGAACAATGGCGGTGTTGTTGAAACAAAGTCTAAACGTAAATTTAATGGCAAAACTATACCAAAAACTGCTGTTGCAAGAGGTTGTGGTAAAGTAATGTCTAATCGAAGAAAGCGTACAAAAGGCGCTGTAAGTCAATCATAAGGAGTTTATCATGGCTATGAAGAAAAAAGGAAACAGAACTGGTGGCAAAATTCGTCGTATGTCTAAAGGTGGAGCAACAGGTGGCAAGAAAGTTCGCCGTATGTCCAAAGGTGGAGCCACTGGAGGTAAAAAAATAATGCGTATGAAAAAAGGTGGTGCTTTAGGTGGCAAAATGACAGTTGCACAACTTAGATCTGCCGCTAAGAAAATGGGCATGAAGGTGGTAAAAGCATAATAAATGGCTTATTTACACAGCAATATACCTTATTTTAAAGCATGGGTTCGTCGTGAATACACTCACAACCATGAAAATTATCACGGCGAATTTCTTCATGCTATGGTTATTGGTGTAACCACAATACCGAATAGATGTTTAAGTTTTCAGGTTATATTTACTGGAAATGAGGCTGAAGGAGAAGAAGAAGACACAGTACATGGTGGTGCTATGTGGGCGCGTATGCCCATAACTGCGCTTGTTGGTGACATTCCTTTAGAAGAATGGCCTGAGCCAATGGAAACATACGATGCACAGCCTTGGGACTGCGCCTCTCATTATAACTCTGTTTATGTTATGGATAGAACTACTCCTTGTCCTTGGATGGCTAAAATAGATGGTCAAATGTATCCTGCAAAATATTTATTTACTGTAGACTACACTGAATCAGAAATAGCAGATGACCCAGCGCAACATAAACAAAACCATGTACTTCAGCTATTAGATGCTGGAAAATGGACTGGTAATATTGTTGCGTTACCTAATAACCGTGTGCGTGTAACTCACCCTGCTTGGTTTCAAACTGGAGAAGGCGCTCCTGATTTTAAACCATCTCAACATATACACTATTCAAAAAGTGATTTAGACTATACACTAGATGTTAACAAGGTTTTCGATAACCTTTATAACGAGGAATAACATGACTGTATCAGGCTCCAAAAATTTTGAATTAGACGTAGCAGATTATATTGAAGAGGCTTTTGAACGTTGTGGTTTAGAAGTTAGAACTGGTTATGATTTAAAAACTGCTAAACGCTCTATGAACCTTTTATTTGCTGATTGGGCTAACAGAGGTATCAATCAATGGACGATTGCACAAAGAAGTTTTACTGTTACAAGCAATGATGGTCAATATGATTTAAGTGCTGATGTAATAGATATTTTATCTTTGGTAATACAAAGAGATGGCACAGATTATTCTTTAGATAGAATAAGTAGAGATGCTTATTTAAATATTCCTACAAAATCTACTCAGAGCAGACCTACCCAATATTTTTTAGATAGGCAAATAACACCAAATTTAAAATTGTGGCCTTTGCCAGATAATAGCACAGATGTGATATACTATGATGCTTTAATTCGTTTAGACGATGCAGATACATTTATAGATACAATTCAAATTCCCTTTAGGTTTTATCCAGCTTTAGCAGCTGGTTTGGCTTACTATATAGCAGTTAAGAAGGCTCCTGATAGAATACCTTTATTAAAACCAATGTACGAAGAAGAACTAGGTAGAGCTATGGACGAAGACAGAGATAGATCTTCTTTTCAAGTCTCACCTCAACTGAGAAGTTATAGATATGTCTAAGTATGCCTCAGATAAACGAGCATACGGTATATCAGACCGTTCTGGTTTTAGATACAGACTTAAAGATATGCGTAAGGAATGGACAGGTTTGCTTGTTGGAAAAGATGAATGGGAGTCTAAACAACCTCAATTAGAGCCAATTAAAACAAGACCAGACCCTCAAGCTTTAAGAAATCCAAGACCAGAACAGAATTTAGCTGAACAAAGAGCATTACAGTATGGGTTTAATCCTGTTGGTTTTTTAGATATACCAGGAATAACTCCAGACAATAATTTAGTTTCTACTGGATCAGTAGGAGAGGTTACGGTGACAACGACATGAGTTTTACATTTACAACATTAAGAGAAGCAGTAGAGAATTATACTCAAAACAATGAAACATCTTTTATTTCTAATATGGGTATTTTTGTAGAGTTAGCTGAAGAGCGTATTTTAAAATCAGTTCAATTAAATGTTTTTAAGAAAAATGCAGCAGGTGCTATGACTTCAGGAAATCAGTATTTAGCTGTTCCTAGTGACTTTTTAGCACCTTTTTCTTTAAGTATTACTACAAGCACGCCTGACGTTGAAAACAGTAATACTTTTGAATTTCTTTCATTTAAAGATTTAGATTTTGTTGAAAGTTTTGGCCCAAATCCAGCAACAACTGGTGTGCCAAGGTATTATGCTCAATTTGATGTTGATAATTTTCTTATTGGGCCGACACCTAATAGTTCTTATGTTTCTACTCTAAGTTATTTTTATAGACCCGCTAGTTTGACTGAGAGTCAATTAACGTTAACAGTAGGAGCAACCGGGAGCTTTACAAACGGTGAAAAAATCACTGGAGCAACAAGTGGTGTAGTTTCTACTATTAAAGCTATTCCAAGCTCAACTACATTAACAATATTAGTTCCATCTGGTACGTTTACAGATGGAGAAACAATTACTGGAGCAACAAGTGGAGCAACAACCACTGTAACCTCTACTGGTTCTGACGCAACTATTAGCTGGTTAAGTGAAAATGCTGAAATAGCATTGTTATACGGCACTTTAATAGAGGCAAGTGTTTACATGAAGGAGGAGCAAGATATTATGGCTATGTATAGCTCAAGATTTGCAGAAGCAATGTCAAGGTTAAAAAATCTTGGAGAAGCTAAAGAAGTAACAGATCAATACAGAACTGGTGAAATTATAAGGCAGAAAACATAATGTTAACAAATTCACTTAGTATGTCAAATGACTTTGCTGTAACTGTAGAGACAACAAACAATAGAGGTTTTACGCCAGAAGAAGTAGCAGTTCGTTGCGTAAATAGAATTATTGGAGTTTCTGATAAAGCGGACCCTGCTATTAGAGATCAAGCTCACGCTTACAGAAAGCAAATAGAATCAATAGTTGCAAATTATATGCACCAGGCTATTAAAAGTGATAGAACTACTGTATATAATGCAATTAAAGATTCTGGAAACCCGAAATTAGCAGAATATATAAGGAGAATGTGATGGCTTTTACTGGGAATTTTTTATGCACCTCATTTAAAAAGGAGTTAATGGAAGCAAAACATAACTTCTTAGCTTCTGGGGGTAATACTTTTAACATTGCTTTGTACACCAATAGTGCAAGTTTTACAGCAGCAACTACTGCATATACAACTAGCAATGAAATAAGTGGAACAAATTATAGTGCAAAAGGACAGGCACTTGGAAATGTAAATCCAACAACAAGTAGCACAACAGCGTTTACTGATTTTACTGATGAAGTATTTTCAAATGTAACTATATCATCTGTTCGAGGTGCTATGATATTTAATGATTCAGCGTCTGGAGATCCCAGCGTTTGTATTTTAGATTTTGGTGCAGATAAAGCAGCAAGTTCTGGTGATTTTACAATTGTATTTCCAACAGCCGATGCGAGTAATGCGATAATTAGGATCGCCTAATGTCCGATGCCATTGTTGCGCTTTTAGGGTGGAATAGCTCTACCAGAGGGTGGAATGAAGGCGCGTGGAACGCAGGAATAGCTTTACCTGGCGCTACTGGCGCAATTACCGGAGTTGCGGTTAGCGGAGATGGCGTAATTGGTGTTACTGGTACTAACGGCACAGGTGCTGTTGGCTCTGTAACAGTTACTGGTGAAGCAAACATTTCAGTTACTGGTGTTGCTGGAACATCCGCTTTAGGAAACACATTCGAAACTTTAAATGGTGTTTCTTCCACTGGAGCTGTTGGTTCAGTTACTGTTACTGGTGAGGCAAATATTTCAGTAACAGGTGTTGCAGCAACAACAGCTTTAGGAAACACATTTGAGACTCTAAACGGTGTTTCTTCTACAGGCGCTGTTGGCTCTGCGACTGTTACAGGTGAGGCAAACATTTCTGTCACTGGCGTTAATGGCACAGGTTCTGTTGGAACAGTAACAATTACAGCCAGTTCAAATATTTCAGTTATTGGCGTTAGCGGCACAGGAGTAATAGGTTCTTTAAGAGCAACATGGGGCCAAATAATACCAGATCAAAACGCAAGTTATCAAGAGCTTGTGCCAAATCAAAATCCGAGTTACAATAATGTAACTCCTTCTCAAACTCCAAATTGGGAAACCGTAGAATATAAAAATACTATAGCAGCATAGGAATTACAAAATGGCTAGTACATACGTTAATAACCTCAGACTAGAAGAGATAGGTTCAGGAGAACAATCTGGTACTTGGGGTGATACAACAAACACAAATTTAGAAATAATAGGCCAAGCAGTTGCTTGGGGAACCAGAGCTATTGCAGACGCTTCAACAGATAATATTACAATTGCAGACGGTGCGTTAGACGCTGACAGGTGCCTTGGATTAAAACTCACAGGTGGCGGTCAAGCGTGTACGGTCACACTTCTGCCAAACACAAGTTCCAAAACATGGTTCATGTATAACGCAACGGCTGCAGCTTTAACTTTTACCTGCGGTAGCGGAGCAAATGTTATCATTCCAGCAGGGCAAACCAAGGTTATTGCAACGGATGGTCTAGGTTCAGGTGGCGTGGTTCACGATTTACTTACTGCGGTTAACTTAGCAGGAACTACAGTGGTTGATGACCTGACGGTTAGCGATGATTTGTCCGTTGGAGATGATTTAGCAGTTACTGGATTAGCCACGGTTGGTGGCACTCTTGGTGTAACAGGAATTGCTACATTTACTGACGATATAATCATTGGTGATGGTAAGACTATTGGCTCTGCCTCAGATGTGGACGCCATGACTATAGCTTCTAACGGGCAAGTAACCTTTACACAAACACTCATTGGTACAGCATTAGACAT